TCTTCAACCATCATGCCTTTAGTTGAGTCACCCTGCTGGCCTACGTCAACTTCTGCAAGAGGACGCAGAGTCGCAATAGCGAACCACATTGGATCATAAACCAATGCAGAGAAGTTAGCAAGGTTAGTAACACCTGCACCTGAGTGAGCAACGTTGTTGTCACCTGTAAATGCAAAGTTGTTAGTTAGACCCATGATGTAGTTAGGAACTACCATCAGATCACCAAAGTCTGACATGTATACGTCAACTGACTGACGTAGCTTGCCTGACGCATCAATGTTACGCTGTACACCAGTGTCACCGACCATGAGGTCTGAGAAGTCACGGCGAAGTTTTGGTGAGAGCATAATCTTTGATGCCTTACCGCCTTCTTCGTAGATCTTCTGCATAACAGAATCGATGTTAGTCAATGCTAGTGGATCACGATCAGGGGCAGTTGTTGAACCTGCAATGGTTGAACGAGCAATAGCTGTACCATCTGCGTCTGTTCCTGCGCCTGTAGTTGCTGCTGAAGGAGCCTGGAATTCACCTACATAATCAACAGTGTTTGCTGAGTTAATAAATGACTGATAGCCACCAGCTGCGCGTGAGTTAGCGTTCTGTACGCCGACTGCGCCTGATACGTTCATTGAATGAATCATATCAAATTCAACGTCACGGCGTAGTTCTGTGCCACGCTTTTTCAACTGATAAGCATACTCATCAGCTACACCGGCTTGATCTACTGCACGGCGTGTACCTGATACAGCAATTGTCTTACCGTTAATCTGTGTGTAGTTACCCAAACGAGTCCGGTTAGGACCGCTCTCAGCAAATTTAACACCTACTGTAGGGGTTCCTGTACCGCCACCAGCTGCTGGTTCGATGTAGTCTGTACCTTCACCGATCCGTGAATCGCCTGGAGCTTCCAGTTGATCTGTCTGCCATTCGTGATAAATAGCAGTTGCTTTTGCTTTTCCAATAGAAGAAGTAAAAGGAGTTTCATCACGAGTAATCATTGTGATAAAGTTGGCAAGATCTTCACGCTGTGATACATCTTTGCCTGTTCCGCGTGCTGGTCCCTGTGGGCCACCAGTTCCGCGAACGCCTAGTTCGTTAGCCATATTAATTATACCTCCGAGGTATTTATAAGTTTAATGAGCGTTCTGCAAGTCCCCTCAGAAAATCCATTTGATCGGCATCGCTACCCTCGCCACTTAGTACTTTGTCCCTAGCTCTTGTCTTCGCATCTATTTCTTTTTGATTTCGAGTACGAGTCTTTTTAATAGGGGCTTTCTTTACTGTTGTAACTCTTCGTTTAGCTGTACCTTTGGCAACACCTTGTTTTAATCGACGATAATCATCGACAAACTTAACAATAATAGGATCAGCAATAGTATCAAGTATTTCCGCTGAAATCCCTTCTTCAATAGCAAATTCTCGAATCGACATAGCTGTTTTTTCGTCAAAGTCAGGTATGAGAGTAGGAATTGTTTCGTTAAAATACTCCAATTGCTCTTGCCAAACTTTAGTACTTTGCTGTTCAGTTTGTTGTTGAACTGCAGCAATAAGTTTTTCCCGCTGATTGCGAGCTTCCCAATAATTGCTTTGAGCGAGTTCACGCTTGTCTTTAAGTTCATTAACTTCATAAGTGTCACCTTCTTCACGAGCAGTTTTAATTGCTGCTTCGATATCATGGTATTCTTTAGCGAGTTGCTGTTCATTGTTATAAAGAACAGCTGCAGATGCTTGAGACATTGCTGTTAGCTCTTCGGCCTTACTAGCGTATTCTTCTTCCATCTGCTTTCTTGCATCACCAAGTTCACGACCCTTGCTAGAAAGATGTTGTTCAGTGGAGTAACCTTTAATAAGATCACTAAAAGATACCGCTGTTTCTTCGCCATCAATTTTAACGAGTACTTGTGCATCTAAGTCAAGATCATCAGTAGTGTACACTTCGGCATCTTGGGTAGACGTATCATCCGCATCCGATGTTTCTTCTTCTTCAATCTCAACTTCTTCTTCTTCATCTACGTTATCGGCTTCGTCTAATGTGTCTGGGTCTTCTTCATTAGAGTATTCCGCGTCTAACTGTGGTACTTGCTCATCGGGTAGAGTATCAACGAAATCAGAGTTTCGAATGATGTCAGCCAGCAATGCCTCTTCAGTTTGACTAGTGTCCATAGGCACAGAATCATCCATAGGGGTAGAGTCTGTATTTGCTTCAGGATTATTCATTTTTAATTACCTCCCTTTTTTACAGGGGTTGTAGCGGGTTTTTT